TGGTTTCGGCGTACATGCTGAGTAGCCCACCAAGCATACTCTGGGACGCTGGGCTGAGGCGTAGCGGGATGGGCTGGCCTACGGGCGTAGGTTCGTCTCCACCTACCTCGATGATAGGTGCGCCTTCAGGATGCGGGACCTCTGCATAGCTCATCTTTCCTCCGGTTGTGAGAATCAAAGTAGCCCCTACCTGACGGAAGGGGCGAAGCTTTGTGGGCGTGGTGGTTACACGTCGTCCAGGTAGGCGTTCTTGGCTTCCTTGAGGGGGCGAACGCCCTTGATGACGTTCTGCTTGCCCTGGCCGTCCTGCCGTGCCTGGAGGCCGATGTTGACCTCGAAGCCATCGCGGCCCACCAGTTCGGCTGCGACCTCAGCGGGGTTGAACTGACGCAAGTTCACGTCCGGGTACATCGCCTTGATGTTCTGAACGGTGTACGGGCGGGACTCTTCGGTCAGGCCCATGTACGTCTTCAGCTTGCCGAACTTGCGCTTCACTTCACCAGGCTTGGCATCGCGCTCAATCTGGAACGTGACCACGATCTGCCGACGCTGTGAGGCGTTCGACAGGCCGTACTCAGCCTCGAAGACCTTGGCGGGACGCCAGCCGACCTTGAACAACTCGTAGACCGGTTCCTTGACTTCGCTGAAGTCGAACTCGTCTGCCGAGAGATCGATCTCGCCTGCGCCTGCGTCTTCGGCGTACTCTTCCGGCGGCACTTCCGGTAGCGTGTCGTCTTCCATGTACTGGTTGCGCGGGGTTCCCTTGTTAGCCATAGCGGTTTCTAGTTCCTTTCGTCTTGGGTGGTGAGTTAGGTAGTTGCGACGGGGGTTGGGGCTGCGTCTACAGCGGTAGGCTCATCCTCTTCTCCGGGGATCACTCCGATGGGCGTCATGTACTCTGGCACGCCGTCCATGCCAGCAGCACGGATCTCCCAGAGCTTTGCGATGGTCGGCTCATCGATGACACGTACCGGCGTACGGAACCGGTTCTTGGCGATGAACGTGCGAGCAGGACTAATCCACAGCTTACGCTCTACGGCACCGCTGGTCAACGTCTTGGCAGTCATGTAACCACCAAAGTCCACGAAGCCCATCAGTTCGGTGGAGAGCTTGCCGGGTACGTTCGGCTCGTGGTAGCGTGCGCCCGTCTCCGGGTTCTTGCTCACGTCGTCGCCCATGACGAAGAAAACATTCAACGACAAGTCGCGCATCTTGCGTACAATGTCGCGCACCGCATCGCTGTTCCGGCCCCAGTCTGCGCCTTCGATCTTGCCCTGCCGTAGCGCGATGCCTTCCTCTGCTCCCGATTCGCGGAGGATTTCATCCATGACGTACTTCTGAAGTTCGGACAGACTGTCGATGATCGCCGTCCGGTACATCGGCACGGGCGCATCGTCGGCAATGTCCATACCGGCCTTCCGAAGCATACGGCGCACGGCATCCGGGTTGCCACGGTCGCGCAGTAGTACAGCAGCTTCCATGAAACGGTACGCCTCTTGGAAGTCGCGGAACGACCGCACGTAGATGGTGTCGAAGCCATAGTGTTCGATGCTCATGTCGCCCGCTTCGATGGAGACGAACAGAACATCCCGCATGAACGGCAAGTCATGGGCCGAAGCCACCAGCGTGGTCTTTCCCACACCCGGCTCGCCGTAGACGATCCCGTTCATGTACGGGCGGGGCTTAGCTCGTACTATCTGCACGTTCTTCCTCCTTACTGGAATTGTAGCAGTCCGCGTCCGCTGTGTCAAGCAGCAATTTATACGCTGGCGACCGCTCGAACGCCCACATCAACGGACCTAGCTCCGGGTCCGTCTCTTGGAGCATGGTCTTGAGGGAGATGAGGAGCGCATCCCGTACGGGCGGTATGGCGTCCGTTGAGAACTTCATCCCGACCAGGAACCCCTCGATGAAGGTAGCCACAGGAGGGGCCTTCTCGTGGGCGCGTGCGGCCTCTAGGAGTAGCTCTAGGCTGCGGCTGGCCACTTGATCTCCTTCTCCCATCCGTGGAACTCTGTACGCTGCTGGAAGGCGCTCTCCATCAGCCACTCTACGTCGCCTCCGTCGTCCATCGCAAGGCACAGCGTACGGAAGTCGCAGTCCCATGTGCAGTCAGACGTAGGGTTCGGGTAGATAGCGAGATTAGGATTGGTCATCTCCTCAATCTCGGCCTTGATGTGCTGTTCCACGTTCAGCAACTGATTGGAGTTTCGACGTACGGTGTCCCACCGGATGAACTTGTCGCCTTCGGGCGTCTCGAAGCTCTCGAAGTACGCCAACACATCCCGGTACTCCGCAGGGAACTCACCTGTAGGATAGCGCTCCAGTAGTGCGTTGCGGTACAGGGCGTACGTTGTGCTCTGCGCCTTGTTCTTGGACAGTTCCCCCGACTTGAGAACGTTCGGCTGCTCTGGGGTAGACTTTACGAACTGCATGTACACGACACCTTCAAACAGGTGACCATACATCTTCTCCGCTGCCCAGGTGTACGCTGTGACCTGGGGGTCCGTGGCGAGCTTGGCCACGTTGAACGCCTTCGCGGTCTTGTAGTCTAGGACCCACCACTGGCCGTACTTGTCGGTCACCACACGGTCGAAGGTTCCAACGTACGGTACGCCGTTCACGTCGATTGACCACTTGACCTCTACCTGCGGCACCGCACCCAAGGTATGAGGCCGAACCGCCTTTCCGTCTTTGAGCCACAACGTCTCGTACATGTCTGCACGTTCGGGAAGCCATATGTCGATGTAGTGCGTGAACGTAGCATCGGCCAGTTCTTTGTAGGCTTCCCACTCGGCGGGCAGCATACCGACGCGCTTGGTAGCTCCACAGTACGCAAGGAACGCACGACGCGGGTCACCGAACCGGTTGTAGCCGTGGTAGTCTTCCTGTGCGAAGTGGAAGCCAGTACCGTACCAGAAGTGGATAGCTCCACCCGACACAGGCTCAATGTACTGCCGCATCAGTGAGCTTAGGTCCCACTTACGACGGCACCGCTTGAACAAGATGCGATCCGACGTGTGGATTTCGAGCTTGGGGATGTACGTTCGGGCTTCAGTGGTCTGCATAGAGAGTCGCCCCTTCTTTGGTTGGCATAAACACGGTGTGGCCACACGGTAGGTACTTGATGTTGCCGCTCGACGTTTGGACCGCATACTTGATGCGGCACACGTAGCGTGCCCTTAGTACCCTGGGCATGGCCTCTTCCATGTCGTCGGTAACGTCGGGCTTGACGACGAACCATAGTTCGTACTCAGGAAGCCACACTTCATCCTGCTTGAACGTGTAGGCGTGGTCGTGCTCGTTAGGGTTCATCGGCGTGGAACCTCTCGTTCATCTGCCGCTGTAGGTCGTACGCGGCACGGACCATCTCTTCGGCGTATGACTGTAGCTGTGGAGGCGCTTGATTCAGGAAGCGCTGCGTCAACGACAGCGAAGTGAACTCCACTTCCTCGATATCGCGCTGTGTATCGAACCAATGGAAGAGCCACCCGGCCAGGAAGCCGGTCGTCAGCGCGTCCCGTAGGTGCTGGTTGACGGGCATCCCTGCGTATGTTAGCAGACCAACCAGGCAGTCCGCTATGAACTCGTCGTTGGCCCCATCCTCAGTCACGTCCGGGTGCGCCATCAGTGTGAACGAGATGTGGACCGGTGTTGTCGGAGTGCCGTCGCTGATGCCCGTGACGCGGAACGTCTCGCCTAGTTGATCTCCTTCACTGATGTGGAAGGCATCCACGTCAGGTCGTGTACTACCTTCGTTATCGTCTTCGGCGTCCAGCTTCTCTGAGGGACCTGGTGGTGTACCCATTGCTCTGCTCCATCGTCCGTTGTGCGCGTTAGCCACCAATCCTTGCCGACGACGACAAGGTCTATGGGGATACGTGTGTTGCCTGGCCCGTTGTCGTAGTCAACCTTCTCGGCCAGCTTGGCGAACTCACGCCAGTTCATGACGTACAGGCCGTCCTGTGTACCTATCCAGTTGACTTGCTCTGCGTAGTGCCGATGCTTGATGAGTACGTCTTCTGTTTCCTTGAGGAAGTTGATCACTTGCCCTCCGACTTCACGAAGATGTACTTGTGGAAGATCCACGTCTTGGCATCGGCCTCAGTCTTGAAGCCATGACCTTGCGCTGTGAACTCAGGTTTGGAGGCACCAAGGTCAGCAGCTACGTGGTAGGGCTTATCACCCTCGCTGCTGTGCCACTTACCGATGGTGAACCGCATGTTCTGCCACACCGTGATGATGTTTTTGCCGTTGCTCGAACGCTGCCACTGATGGGCACGCCACATCGTCCACATCACGAGCTTACGGTCTGCGTCCGTTGGGAGGAAGAACCCGCTCTCCAGCTTCTCGTACGCCTCTTGGACCTCAGCGAACTCCTTGTCGGCGTTGGGCTTGGTGTTGTAGTCAGGATGTAGCTCGAACACTAGCTTACGGTACGCAGCCTTGACCTCCTCCATTGAGGAGCCGTTGGGCAACCCAAGGATTTGGTATGGGCTACGCTGTGGCTTGGGCTTAGGAGGCGTCTTTGTAGGCATCTTTCTTCCGCTTTCTGAACTCGGCGTAGACAATGTCTGTCAGACTGGTCTTAGCGTCGAGTATGTCCATGATGTGCTCGTCCACAGTATCATCGTACGCGATGTAGATACATCGCACCGAGTCTTCCTGGCCGATGCGGTGGATACGGTCTTCAGCCTGTCCGTTGATAGCTGGCGTCCAGTCGTAGCCTACAAAGATAGCCGTGTTCGCCTTGGTAGCGGTGAAGCCTAACGACGATTGCAGGCTCATGATGAGGCAGGCGGGTCCCTCTGTTCGCTGGAAGCCATCGATGGCGGCTTGGGTGATGCTGGTGCTGGTCCCACCCTGTATGTGGAAGACAGGAAGCTTGGCGAGTCTATCTTGGATGAGAGGTATAGCTCCGACGTACGGAGTAAAGACAACGCAACTCTGGCCCGTCTCCGCTTCATGGAGGACGGCTTCAACACACGCGTCAATGGCGGGACTTCTTTCATCAGTCACTGCTCCTAGCAAGGTGGGCGACACCAGTAGCTGGCGCACCCTAGTGATGGAACCGATACGTGACGGTGTGACGATCAGTTCACCTTCAGAGATTTCGGATATCAGTTCGTCCCACAGGTCACGATAGACCCTGTCTTGGAAGGGCGTCATCTGCACCGGTAGAACGATGCGAACCTTAGGAGGTAGCTGTGGGAGCACCTGCTTCTTGGTTCGACGCATCATGTACTTGTGAAGGTACTTGGCGAACTCGCGTGGTTCTCTGGGGCCAAAGATGTTGAGGCCACCGAAGACTGCATCTGTGTAGTCGAGATAGGACTTGACCCATATCCAGTATGGTTCGACGGGACGTAGAGGCGTCTCGACCAGCTTGAGCAGCGTCCATAGGTCTGTCGCGCTTCCGACGACTGGGCTACCGGTCATGGGATAGACGTACGTTGCTTTCTTGGCGAGCTTGATCGCACCATCGTAAAGCGAAGTTTTTCTGTTTCGGACTTTGTGCGCCTCATCGAAGATGACGGCTGTGAATTGTTTGCGGAGGCCAAACGATACATCGTAAAGCTCTTCGGCCATGTTATATGTGCTCAACACCAGGTGTCCCCCACGGTCACCCGGTAGGATATGGGACCACCACTCTCCCAGGTTAGCCTTGCGGGACTTCGGCACACCCTCATAGCGGAACGTCTGGAAGCCATGCCTCTCGGCCTCACGTTCCCATACGGGGATGAGGAACTTCGGTGCGACCACTAGCTGCGCCCCCTCAGCGGGAAGAGCCTGTAGCCCCATGATGGTCTTGCCCAGGCCAGGCTCATCGCCAAGGATGAGCTTACGGTCGAGCTTCATCCTAGCGATAGCCTCATCCTGGAATGGGTATGGCGTGGGCCTGGACAAGACCTCACGCCCTAGCCGTGTGAACTGCGGCACTACTTGCCCTTGCCCTTGCCCTTGAACTCCAGCATGACGCCGGTCTGGTTGCGCTTGGCACTCTTGGCCTCAGCCTCTGCACGTTGCGCTAGGAACTGCTCCGGGCGAACCTTGGGATCGTTCAGCATCATGTCCATCAGACCGTGGTTGTCACGGGCGATGCGACCGCAAAGGCGGAACATCTCGTTGGCCCGGTCGTGCCACTGCGCTCCCTCTGAACCTGGAGCGTGGTCGTTGCAGTTCACGTCAAGGAAGTCGGCCAACTTGTCGAAGTCATCGCGGTACACGGCGAGCGCAGCAATGACATTCATTGCGACGATGCCGGTCTGCGACTGAAGCTCGTTGAGATTCGGGTCCGGTCGCGCCATAGAGATTCCCCCTTTTATTCCTCTGTACGGTATAATCTTAGTGGAAGCAGGCTGTCCTGTCAAGCACCTGCGTTTACGTTTCTGGAGAGATGATGATCACTGGTGACAATTACACGACCGTGGAGGCGGCAGCGCTGATGGACGTATCCCCTTGGACTATTCGTAAGCTCATTCAGAAGGGCAAGCTTCATGCTGAACGTCCCCTTCGAGACTACGTCATCAGCGCGGCTGAACTCCAGCGCTACATCGCCACTACAAAGTTCGGTGGAAGGAACCGTATGAGGCGCTAGCTCTCACGTCGCTTCTGAAACACCAAGATAACCTCGTCTGCCATCGTATCTCCCACGACACCAGCTACGTTGGTTGGACTGTTCTTGGGAGACGAACGTTTCTTCTGGAGCGTTCGCTTCGTCTTGTCCACAAGTACAGCGCCTCCTGCTGTGGCTAGCGTCTCGATAACCACGCTGGTGGGAACCTTCACGCCTCCGGTGGTCCTATCGCCTATCACTATAGCGATGTGACCATCCACCTTCGTCATCCCCAACATATGGTCAACGCACGTGGCAAGGTCCGTCAGGAACGCCCCTACCTTACCACGGCTTTTCTCTGGGACCGCCTTGGCGAACTCCGCTATGTCCGCACGGTACTGCGCCCTAGCGAAGCCACCTATCATGGTGCTGTCCAGACCTGTCGGGTCCTGGTTCAGCCAGCGCAGACCGATGCTGGAGAAGTCCCCATAGCCCACGGTGGTCTTCGAGTCTCCGTACGGTGGGGAGGTAACTATGAGGCCAGCCACAGGCAACGTGCCGGGGTCATACTTCATCAGGTCGTTCTGGCCTATCACTAGCTCGTTGAACCTGTGCCCACGTGCCGCGTAACGTTGATGGGCTACCGACAGTATCTCAAGGTACGTCGTGAGCAGCTTCATGAACGTTTCCAAAGGTCGTGGGGAGAACTTCGCCTGCTGCTCCGCTGGCATCGCGTTGGTCTTGTTCTCCGAGTGCTTGATGTTGGCCGAGTATCTCCCAGTTTCAGCGAGACATAGGGACAGAACTGCATCCAAGCCCACCGGAGCCTGAATGTCGTTGAGGATGTGAGCTAAGGCGCACATAGCAGCGAAGGCGTGTTTGTTGTACCTTTGCCGGATCGCCCCTACCAAGGGCGGGATGGGAACCACTAGCTCGTCCGTCCTACTGAGCGCTTGGTGGACCTCACGTAGCACGCGGTCTGTAGATGTGGGGTCTATCTTGAACATCGACGCCCTGGCCGACGCTATCAGAACCGCATACGGGTTGATATCGTAGCCGTAGCCACGTCGGTCCATCATGACTGCGCTGATCGGCGTGGTGCCGCTCCCCATAAAGGGATCGAGAACGTAGTCGCCTGGCTTGCTGTACTCCGCGATGATATCTGCTGCGAGTGGTGGGTACATGACAGCCGGGTATCTACCTACAGCGAACAGACCTTGTATCCTGTCGCTGGAGGACCACAACTCTGGGTGGAGAGCCATAGTGGTATCCTTTACTGCTCAAAGATGATGGACTCTTCCTTGCCACCGAACGTCATGTAGTAGACTGCATGTCTGATGCTGTCGTTTGCATGTCGTTTGTAGGTTTGGAATAGCTCCCAGGCTTTCAGCTTGTCGTCAGTACAGAAGAACTTGGCTTGAGCCGCAGTCTGTAGAAACAGCGGAGCGCCCTTCTGCCATGCCAGCATCTGTATCGCGCCGACGATTCTCAAGGTCGGAACGGTACTCAACGTGTGTTGTTCAACCTTGGTCTTGTAGATGATGTATTTCTCCATCACTACGCTCTGTGGCTTCGTGGTGTCGAACAGGTCTTGCAGTGTACGGAGAGATGTATGTATCTGGCCACAGTCAACCAGGGCTGCATGATCGAACCAAGCCCACCCGGTGGTGATGCCAGGGTCCAGCGCAAGGATGCGTCCCTTGTGCTTTGCCAGCGTCTCCAGCCGGGGGAGCTTGGTCGGCGTGCTCACAGCTTGTCGAAGCCCAGGGCTAGCCGTAGCGTCTTGTATGCCGCACGGGCTAGGGCTGCTTCCGGGGTCTGAACCCGGTCGAGAGCTTTGAGCGCTTCCATCACAGCGAGCATCTCCTCCGGGACGATGAACGCTGTGCCAGTGGAACCTACCTTCTTCAGCGTAATGGCAACACGTACAGGACCGAGAGCCATAACCATGTTCTCGTTCTGCGTTAGCTCGACGCTACGCTTACTGTTGATAGGCTCATCTCCATCCCTGCCCCACACCATCAGCACGTCGAACTCGGTTGGACGTACATCTTCGTATTGGGCATTCGATGTTTGGAGCAGTTGCGAGATCTCCGGGAGAGACTTGCCCTGCTTCTGATAGTTGACGATGATACGTATACGCTCAACGTCAACCTCAGTGTACACGCGCTGGGAACCAAGGCTGCGGTTCGGCTGGATAAGACCCAGCCTCTCCCAGTACCGTAGCTTCTGCGCTGTCAAGCCAGGCATCTCCCGCTTTAGGTCGTCGGCCAGGGTGGTGATACGACGAACCCCGATCATAGGAACTTCACCATCACATTTCCTGAGGAGCGCGTAACTTCCACGTTGTACGCCTTCCTCAATGTATCCCGATTGGACTCTAGCCACATCATGAAGCTACCCACCGTCTTGAACGTCGTGGACTTGCGGAAGTCTTCCTGATACGTGATCCACGACAGGATTTCTCCAGCGGCCACGATAACCTCAGCAGGGAACGCTTCCCGGAACGCCGTGAGAGCCATGAACTCCACGCTATTCTCGGTGTACGCTGCCTTGGCTTGCGCCACGATGTGTGTGAAGATAGGTTCTACCAACCTGCGCTGGCCCAGAACCTCAGCCATAAGGCACATCGACTGCTCGAAGTTGACCAAGCGATGTTCGGCCTTGTATCCTGGTTGCCACTTGCGATCCGCCAGCCTGAGGAAGTCCCTCAAGGCGTTGGCATGATCTGCGATGTAAGCAGGACGTAGGGGCCGACGCCGTTCGTACCACTGTCCATCACGTTCACCATCCGGGATTGGATGCATCTGCATCGTGATGCTACGTTGGAGGAAGTCGTACGCTTTCCACAGCGGGTTGATAGCTGTGAAGGCGAACGGGAACTGCACCGGGATGATGTTGCGTGTGTTGTCCGTGAACAGCTTGCGGCTGTCGAGCACCGGAGACGGTTGCGTATTGATCTCGCAGATCGTTTCACGCAGAAGGTCCACGAAGTCGTAGGGGATAGCTTTGATCGATGCGTTGTCGTACACCCACATCCCTGCGGTGTTCGCTATCTGCGTCAGCCACTCTTTCTTCGATGTGGGAGTAGCCTGTAGATCGGGAGAGCCGCACAGGATGAGCTTCCTCCAATGGTTCAAGTAGGACTTGCCGCAACCTGGTTCGCCCAAGTAGATTTCGTTGGGCAGTTGCGTCCCACGCCACCTGAACATGTATGGTGAGACGAACATCAGCGTGTTGAGGAACGCCAACGTCTGCTCCATGTCCGTACCGGGGAAGCTGTCAAACGCGAAGTCCGACAGGTCGGCCATCCACCTGTTCTCCACCGGTTGGTTGATGAACGGTTCGATATCACGAAACAGGATGGGGTCTTCGATAGCGCCAGCCACAAAGAGAATGTCATCCTCTCCGTTGTTCCGACGCTCGACACCATCTTTGTCGATGCGCAACATCTCCGTGTCACTCAACTGGATGTAGAACGAGTCATCCTTCGCTGCGAAAGCCTTACGGCAAACGACGGTGGTGATCGGATCGTGGGAGGCGAACCGTGACAGGACGCGGTGCATGGTGCCCTTGTCCGCAGGGTCTATGCCGTAACGATCCACTAAGACCTTGCCGAACGTCGTCTTAGCCAAGGTGTCCCGGTTGCGTTCCGAGATATCGAACGAGTGTAGCGCCAGCGTCGTCTTGTCGAAGTAGAAGTAGGCATCCGATTCGTCTTTGAACCGTACACCACGTGCGTCAAGGTCCGCGACGATGGCTGCTGCTATGCCTCTGGCGCGTGAGCGTGTCGAGTCTGGTCGTGGATGATCCAAGTTATTCGTAACCCACTGCTTGATACTGCTCACCGTTGGAAAGCGGTGCGTTGGCAGGGCGAGCAACTCCACCAGCGCATCACGACCGTACCGAACAAGGAAGTCATCCAAGCCAAGTTTGTCGTCATGTTCTGGGAGATACACCCTGACAACGTCTGCTCCTAACGTCTCAAGTTCTAAGGCAAGCTGTAGCGCAGCGTGGTCAACCATCCTTCGTCCCTTGATGTTCTGTGCAGGGTCCGCGTCGTGGATGATGTAGACCTTACGTCCAGACAGTTCTATGTTATCGAACTCCAGAGCTAGTGTGGTCTGGAAACGATGGTACTCTTCTGGTGGGACCTGGATTTGTGTGGGGTCAAGCTGTAGGTCGCGCTTCATCTCACGCGACAGGACAAGAGTGTGGTTGGCGAAGTTCCAGACGAGGCCTAGACCGATGGTAGGGAAGCCTTCTTGTACGGCCTTCAGCGCTTTCTTCTCGCCTTCCGTGAAGATAATCGGCGTCATGTCGTGCAGAGCCTTCCTTGGCATCGTCGGAGGGATGTAGAGCTTGACGCCTGTTCCTGGAGGTTGGTAGTATTTCGGACTATCATCGGTTTGTGGGTAGAGGTTACGTACACGATAGTAGTCGTGGTATCTCTTCCCGTTGTGGTCGAAGTATGGGATGAGGAATCCTGGGTATTCAAGGTGTGGACTATCTTCTATTTCTGCTGCATCAATCGTCTCGTCCGTCAACCCTGAAGCCCACAGGTTCGGTCTGGACTGAGATGCTACGGGCACGCCCTACCTCCACGCTAAGATTGATACGCTGTTCCAGGTCTGTTAGGTTCGGGAACAGAGTTTCCATTGTACACCCACCGACCTGGTCTTGCATAGTAGGTACATCCATCAGGACGCCAGTGTGATACCTGGGCTGGAGCATGGCACGAAGCGTCCGCATCCGTTCATCATCGTTCGCCAGGCGTCGTTTCAACCCGGAGGCTGCATGTTTCTTGAACAGATGCCACGGCAGCAGAGCTACATGCGTTGCGATGGGACGAAGGTTACGACCGAACGCTGACCATGCTCCCGACGCACGACCTACAACGTTGTCCGATTGGCCCACGTACAGGACCTCGCCCATGCTGTAGAACACGTAGGCACCAGATGTAGGTTCGGTACATGCTGCGAGCGCTCGACAGTAGGAGTTAGCCTCCATAGCCGGGAACGTCACCAGTTCGGAAAGCTGGCTCCTGAGGTTCACGTCCACCCTGATGGTCTTGATGTGGTTACGCACTATGCCTCCATGAGTGAGATGCCAGCGGGGATATCCTTCTGCCACGGCTGGGCCTTGCGGTCCTGCGCTAGCACGTCACGTACGTAGCTGGCGTTACATCCAAGCGCCGTAGCAATGTCTACGGCTCGCTTGATGCCTCCACCATAGTAGAGCGCAAGGATACGATCCTTCACGACCGGTGGACGTGTCGTCGGCACTGCTTCCCGGCTCGCTATCTGCTGGACGCGTTGACGTGTCAAACCGAAATAGCGGGCCGCTTCGGAGAACGTGTGCCCCTCCCTAATGTAAGTAAGAAGACGAACGTCACGTTCTCGCATTGGTGCATACGTTTGGGTGGAAGTGTTCACGTGTGCGTACCCCTTTGGCATGTTACCTTACCACGGCGAAGATTTTCGGTGTGGGTGGTTTGAGTGGCTTATCCTCCGGGCCTTTCACGTACGCTTCAATGAACACTGTTCGGCGCTCCGTACGGCCTGGCCCATAGGCTTGGTTTCTCCAGTGGCCCTCTACGATCCAGCGGCATGACCAATCGACCGGCTCTCCGTCTGTTGGTTTGCTAGGAGACTTCACCTTTCGTAGTCGTACTACATTGACGAGAGGCCACTTCTTGTTCTGAATCTCATATGAACGCCTAAGACCACGGTTCGGTGTCTCCTTAGTCGTCTGGAGTATCGTTTGATGAATGAAGTGGATGAAGGTCCAAGATAGCTTCTGAGCTACAAGTGAACTGTCGTCGGCGGGATAGAGAATATTGGACTGTTCTCCCACTGTATAGGTCCATAGGGAGCCTGGCTCCCAAGTGTTATACTTGTCGTGTGTGATCTCTATAAAGGCAGCAGTGAAAACACCCTCCATTGAAGTTTTTCCTACCACCCAAAAGAACCCCTGTAGATACATATCTACAGCTTCTCTGTTGTCTATCATCATTCTCTGGCCTACTGGAACCATCTTCTCGAACCAGACGAAGCCTGCTCTTGATGGGAACATCTCATGTTGTGGAGTTACCGTGTCCGGGAAGCTTTTAGCTGCCGCTAGTAGCGCCTGTGCTATCTCGTGGCTCACGAAGTACGGGTCCGCACTTCTAAAGAACTCTTTTACAAGACCATTCATAGCGGATATATAGTCGTCCCGTACAACCTCTGAAACGCTATGATCTCCCTCTGCGGCCCACATAAGACTTGCAGCCGTCTCTTCTATGTAGTCGGGGGTCCAATGAGCTAGTATACGATCTCGCTGTGTGATAGCCTGCTCGTACACGTCAACCTCCTGCCTGAAGCTGCCGGATCTCATCCCGCATGTTCTCACGAGCCTGCTTCTCGTACTTGTTGCGGAAGTAGAAGTTGTTGTAGATGACCTGACGTGAGAGGAAGCCCTCCAGCACGGTGATGCGACCTCTCCGGTAGGCTGCGTCTGGGACGTGGCGGAACTCCAGCCGGATGTTGCGACTGTTCTCCTGGTTCTGTTCCCACGGCATACCGAAGCCTGCAAGGTCAATGTCCTGCATCCAGCTTTCTGGCGTGTCGTGTGGAAACTGGACTTGATGTGTGGTCGCCATGATGAGACTGATGATCTTCTTGGCCGCTGCGGACTCGACGTAGCCTGCGTGCCTCCAGAACATCATCGCGCTCTCGAACTCGTTGACAGCGTTCGGCGTGACCTTGTAGACCACGTCGTGATACCACAGCGCCAGGCTCAAGGTGTTCTCCAAGAACGTAAGGCTTGGAGCATCGGGCTTGTCGAGCGCATCCATTAGCATGTCTAGCTCGAAGAGGCAGTGATCGATGTGCGTCCACGTGTGGTAGTAGCGGGCCGGGTCTTCGTAGCCCGCCGCCAACTCCCGATAGGAGAACGGCTGACGTTCAAGGTTCAATTTGAACCACGCCTTGTAGTAGTTGTGCGAGCGCTCTGTTGCCATGATCATGTCATTCCTCCGGTATGAATAGACTTGCGTCGTGACGTTGGTCCGTGGCGTACATCCTACGGACCTCGTCTCCATGCGCCTTGTCTGGGACGAAGATGTCCACGTATCCTGTGGAACCTAGCAGGCCCCTATCCTTACAAATTACTACCCTATCGGGCAATAGAACAACCGTTCCAAGGCGCATGTCGGTGCTGCACGCAGCCGCTCCAAGGTGCGGGAACTCCCCGTTGGCCATTCTCTGGCCGGTAGGTAGATACCACGTCACGTATACGGGCTTGGTCTGGACGTACTGCACGTCCGCAGACGCAACGTGCGGGCCTGTGACGAGCGCTAGGGCTGCGAGCAGGGTGAGTGGCCCCCGCCGCATTACAAGGTCACCGTATGGGCCTGCTGTCGCTCCTGCTCTGCGCCGTGCTCGATGGCACCGGCCCACGACAGGATGTAGCCGTCCACGGTCAGGTCGTCGCCCCGTAGTTCGTGCAAGAGAAGTGCCAGGACCTTGGGCTGCATGGAGCGGGCGGTCTGCAACCCGGAGGCGAACCCCAGGATCATGACTGCCTTCTGTGGTCCCACCAGGTCTACGGCTCGCTGCATGAGGCGCTCCAGGTCGCCGGGGCTGAGTATGTCTTTCATGTCACCCTCAGTGCTTTGTGTAGGTCTGCGATGGCTCCGTGGTCCCAGTCACGTATAAATTGCGCTGCGTCTGCCTCTACGTTGTCACGGTCGTAGTACGTGATGCGATGGGACGTGAGCAGCAGCGAGACGACCTCCTTGCTCTGGGGGCAAGCGTACTCGGATAGCTCGTACAGGTGCGGTAGCTCGATGCGTAGCCCCACGCCCAGCGGGCACTCTTCGTATATCCGGTCAGTGCGGTTGCGGGGCATCGGCATGTACGGCTTGATCATCGACCACGTGAAGATGGTGTCGGCCACCTGTTGTCGTGTAGCTGGTGAGAAGTGGTCCCATATCGCGTAGGACCCATCCTCGCGGTTGCCTATGGGCCGATGCTGCTTGCCGTGCGAGTAGTCGTGGTTCAGCCAGTACCAACGCGTATCGAACAGCGCGGCTTCAGCCTCATCCAGCGTCTCGAACTCTACGCCGTCCCACTTCTCGCCGTACAGTCCCACATCGTACGCTTTGGCATACGCTGCCGGGTAGAGAATGGTCCGTCCCTCGCCTTCGGCGTAGTTGAACGTCACCCCATAGGTGAGCCGGTACGTGTCGTAGGTCATCGTGGTCCCTCCGGGTTGATGAAGATGCGAGCGTTCGGGAAGAGCACCCCCGGATGCCGATCCATCTTGGCATCCTTCAGTAGTTGGGCGAAGCACTTGTAGCAGTAGTAGTTCCCTTGCTGCTCCTTGATGACTCCGACACCATGTGGCGGGTTCAGCACGTTCAACACCTGATCGAACATGATGATTGCCCCACAGATAGGATCGCCGTCCGAGTACGCGATGTGGATGGTGGGTACTCGCTCAACCATTGGTTGTTCCTTCCGGTTTGTACAAACTCAAGGCTTTGCGGCTGCACGTAGCGCACAGGTCCATTTGGGTGTCGGCCTTCACTGCGAGATAGGCACGCTCGATGCTCGGGACGCTGTTGCTGAACATGACCGTGAACCTTTTGTAGCCACAAAGGGTCTTGTAGTCAGAACCGAGATGCATGTGGACGACGGGCTTCTGCGCCATCACCACCCCGCCGGTCGTGGCATCTCGCACACGCTGCACACATCGTCGCGGCAGAACGTACCGATGTGGTCAGAGCAGTATTCGGTGCTGTCGTCCAGACATAGCCAGCCTGCGGCAATTTCTTTGCCACAATCATGACACTCGCCGTTTTGTTCTTGGGCAAAGTAATCGACCATGAACTGGACGTACGTGCATCCGTGCTGGTCTACGGCCTGGAGCTTGGCGATGCCGCCGCCTTTGTGATGGAGCACGATGCCCCACTCGTTGTTGGTGCTAGGCTGGACGGTTCGGGTCATAGTATCCCTTCCAATCGTTCTTTGGGATCGGGGGCGCTTGGTACATCTCGTAGTTGGTTGGGCTGATGATAGTGAAGACGGACACGACACACGTTGTGCAGTATCCATCTAGGCCAGCCATAAAGACTTCTGCTGCTATGTCCACGCTGCGCACCATGAAGGCATCCTTGCCCTTGAACTTGTGGAGCGGGATGCAACCTTCGATGTTGAGATGCGTCATCGCTCTTGTGGCCTCCCATTGTGCCAGTGCGTGTCGTCATAGGGGCATCGGAACGGCTTCGCCTCCGAGTAATCGTAGGTCGGGTTCTCCCGCTGTACATAGTCCAGTTGGGACTGAGCTTGGCGCTTCGACGCGTACTTTCGCTTGTCAGTGCAAGTACGAGTTTGACGCCAGTCTTCCCGGTTGAGCCAGGCCAGGGTGCTAGATACGTCGGAACTCGCTATCGGGTGGGTCTGCGCTATCGGCTGGCTCTTTGGCTGAGAGCTTTGCTTTTGCTCTCGCAGCGATATTTTCCATTGCTTCACTGCTTACTCCAAATCGTTTGCCCCAGTCGGCGTGCTGGGTGGAACCTTCTCCGTAGTAGTTGACCGCTGACTGTGCGTACAGGAGCGCGGCCTCCGCGAAGCTGAACGCTATCTGTAGCTCATGTAGCCTGCGGGCCGACGCCATCAGGTCGTTCCACACCATGACGTTCGGGAAGGCTATGTGGATCTCGTCAAGCTTGCCCACCGGTATGGCCTGTGGTAGTTCCTTGACGCACTCCCGACACATCTTCGACCAGTTGGTGGAGGCGTACACGGTGGCTGCATCCTCATCGCTGCATACCATCACCGGATGGACGCTCAGCATAGGCTTCTGGCACAGCGTGTGGTACTGATCGAACTGTTCCCACATGATGGGGCCTGCTGCGATGATAATGTGCTTAGGACCTTCGTTCTCTGCCATTGGGCCTTTCTGTAGGGGCTGCTGACGCCTGCCCCCAGTTTTATTCGCTTCGCTGGGTGGTGCGTGCTGTCGCTACCGTGAGGCTACGGACGGACTGAGGGACCGGGCTTCGGACCCACGGTCGGGCCGTTGTCTGCCGGTAGCTGGACGCCTTGTGGTGGGCGGTTCGCGCCTGGGGTTGGGGTCACGACCGGAGCGGGGCGAGCGGGACGCTGGGTGGAGGGGTTCGACACCGTCTGATCGGTTGGCACCATGCGTGCCTCCGTCACTTCGACGCTGACGACCTCCGGATCCGGCGTCTCGTCGGGGTCTGCGTCATCCTCCGGGGCGAACGCATCCTCGATGATACCTGTGACGGTCGAGTGATCCTCTTCCGCCAACAGGTCCGACTCGCTGTTGACCGTGATCTTCACCATGTACTCGTACTGCGACATGCAGTACCTCCTCCCATTTCGGTCCTACCGGGACCATCATCGGGCCATGCGAAGAGCATGACGATGGGAGACTACCTCCACGCAACAGCGTAGAGATAGCCGTGGGACGCCTTTGGGTCCATTGCGAAGTGGATGCCATCTTGCTCCCACTCGACGCGACGAGAGTCCCAAGGATTGAGATGGACGGCCTTGACCTTGTCGTTGAACAGCTTACGGAACGCAATCCGGTTCAGGTCTTCGCACAACGCATCCTTCTGCGCTTCTCCACCGGACACGTCCTGGCGGTCGTGGAGGAAATCCAAGGGTTCCGTCAGCTTGAAGATGAAGCGTGCGCCCCAGGCCACGGTGGCTTCTGCTGGGGGCTGGAGGCCGAACCTGAGCGTTAGCTGGGTGGTAGCTTCGGTCATGATGCTTGCTCCTTGCTCTTCTGTTGCTCCAACGCTTGGAGCTTCATTCGCTGCGCGTGGGTGGCGTTGGGCCGACGCTTGGTGGTGTACGTGTCGAGTATCGCTTGGCTGAAGAAACCTGGCGTGGACACCACCACACGGTAGGGCCACACCGGGTTCGTCGTGGACGTGAACGCTACGTGATAGCCCTCATCGTCCACGAACAGCATGTTCTCGGCACGCATCGAGCCGACGTTGTGGACCTCCTTCACCGCTGTAGCTCCCGGAGTGCAGCTTGACGTGTGCGCTGGTTGTGGCGCTGTAGCACCACCTTCAGGTGCTTGCACTGCAAATTCCTGGCCCCTGCGGGGCAAGAACACCTGTTCGGGTGCGTCGTGAAGCCGATCAGGACCACGTAGCGCACGCCAGGCTGCGTTTCCGCCGCCATGTTGTACCTTGCGTACTGAGGCGTGTTGTACTGGAACACGACGGTATCTTCCCAATTCATGTTAGTACGCTCCTGGCGTGTGGGCGTAGCCTTTGGGGAATTTCTTAGCGCACCCGGCACCTACGGTCTGGTGGCCCAAGCACCAGTAGTCTTTGCAGTGCTCGCCGTTCTCAGAGCCGTCAGCTAGGAGCGCAGTGTGACCACCCTCGCAGAAGTGGATCTCCATGCCTGCGCCGTTCTTGACCTCCTGGTGGCAGACGTAGCACGGATTGTTCCAGCCGACGACGCCACGACGCCGGTTGCGCCCTTTGCCTTCCATGTTAGCGGCATCGCGTAGGATTTCGCTCGCGTCAAACATTGGTGGACTCCTGTACGCCCTTCGTGAAGGTGATGACGACCTGGCCGTTCTGACGGATGGTGGCGCACTCGACGCCCCAGCGCTTGGACAGGTGCTTGGCCCAGAGGAACGCACCACGCATCGCGTTGTCATCGAACGGATGCTTGCCCTCTACGCCGTTGGTCTGGTGCGCGGTAACCATGATGGAAGCCAAAGCCGGACTCCTGTGGGACGCGCTCAGTGGCGCTCTGTCCCTTAGAACCATTGTCCCACGAAAACGCGGGTCTGTCAAGCCCCCAATTTTGGGAGTTTTGGAGGAGGTTAGGTGTCTACGCCTTCGTTCCACGGGATGATGGTGACGCCTGCTCTGGCGATGCACGTTGTACAGTACGCGTCGGGATGCTCACGGACGTGCTCTCGCGCTTGCTCGTTGTTGGAGAAGCTGGCTGCACGTGGCGTGATGAACGCGTCCAGGCCACAGAGCGTCTGCTGGCCGTTGTGTATCAGTCCAGTGTACTCCCCGATAGTGAAGTGGATCGGCGCTATCCTGCTCATATGGCCTCCAGAGCCTCTGTGCGGGCCGTAGGACGCGTTTGTGCGCCCCACATGGTCAGGACGTAGTCTGCAAGGTGGCGCTGCTCACGGGGCGTCAGGAGCGTCACAGCGTAGCGGGCCTTCGTGTAGACCTCCGCACGCTTCTCGGCGTACGCCTTGGCCTGGTCGAGCGTCTCGAAGTTATCCCGCAGGACCTGATCGCCCAACGTGATGCGCCAGCTTCCGACGCGCTTCCCGTGGTAGTTCGCTTCGATGACGAACGCCGACAGGTGATGCTGATACGTGGGACGTTCCCCACGCTTTGTGGTACGGGACCACGGGTTCGGGACCGGGACCAGTTCTAGCTGGCCTTGGTCGTTGAGAATGCGTTGCTGCCTCATGATCTGGACTCCTTCTTGCCTTCCTGCTTGGCACGCTCCAGCGCTCGTACGATGAGCGTCTGCAATGCGGCCTGGTTCTGGAGCATCCGGCCAGTCTCTCCGTTGCGCGTGGTAGGGATCGTGATGTAGCCCCACGTCTTGGCCTGCTCGATGATGCGTAGGGCTTCGGTATCGGGGTTCAGGGTGTGACCTCCTCGACGTTCTGCACCACGACGCCGTCTACGCTGTCAAAGTCAAGGTCGGGCCAGTCCAACGTGTCCAGAGCCTCCTTGATGGTGCGGCACGCGTCGATCTGTGCGCTGGCAGTAGTTAGGTCGCTATCGCTGGTGATGACGATCTGGACGGTCAATGAGAACTGTGCCATGATGTTGAAGCCTCCGTTGTTTATTGCGGGTTTCGCTGTGAAAAGGGTGCCTGACGGCTGTACCCTGCGATTTAGCCGATGTGAATGTAGACCAGGTCCGACTTGGCCCGCGTGATGGCAACGTACTCCAAGTTGCGCTCCTGATCCTGCTGCCAAGCCTGACGTGCCCACTTCGACGGCATCAACTCGGCGTTCAGGATGTAGACGGTGTGCCACTCGCGGCCCTTCGCCTTGTGGATAGTGCTGAGCGTCAGCCGGTGGTTGTCATCCGTGAACAGTTCACGGATGGAATTGACCACTTCGTCCAGCGTGGACGTGCCC